TTTTTCTATATCAAAAAATAATTCATGAATTTTACACACGTCATCTACGTGAATAAAATCTCTAAAAATATTTTTACTTCCTTCAAACACCTTTACATAATTAAACTCTTTCCATTTAGTAATTAGTGAAGCGCTATCTCCTTTATGTTCATCGTGTGGACCCATGACATTGAAATATCTAAATCCTTGCACTTTAATAGGAAGTTTATCTATGCTTTTTAGCACTAGTCTATCAAAAAGGTATTTCGACCAAGCGTAGGGATTAGTTGGCATCTTTGTATCGTCTTCTTTAAAAGGATGCTTTGAATGTGCAGTTCCATAAACCGATGCTGAAGAAGCGTATTGTAGATCAACTTTATTTTCACAGCACGCTAGGAGCAACTTATAGCTAAAGTCATAATTATGATCCATAATTTTATTAACATCAGTTTCTGTAGTACTTGATATTGCGCCTAAATGAATAACTAAATCCTGATCTGTTACATCTGGAAATCCACCAACTGTATCATTCCATTCGAATCCAGTAACCTTGTGACCCTTTGACTCTAAATATGGTTTCATGTTTTTTCCAATAAAGCCTTTGTGGCCGGTCATTAAAATTTTCATGCTAATTCCTTTATTGATGTAATCCAATCATCTGGACTAATTGTGTACGTACCGTTTTTTGAAACAGCAATACCAGCTAAGGTATTTGCCGCTCGAGTTATTCCTGAAATGCCCATTCCTGCTTCTATTCCTAATGCAATACCAGCCATAAATGTATCACCTGCTCCAGTGACATCTGATACTTCTTCAACTTTAGAAGGATAATGTTCTATAGAGTCTCCTATTAACAAAACTCCATCTTCACTTAAAGTAATTACTAAATATTCCAATTCTAAATGATCTCTAGTCAGCTGAGCTTTTGCCATTAATTCTTTTGGAGTATTACATTTACCCACGTAATCTTCAAATTCTTTTCTATTAGGTTTTAATAAATAGGCACCTTTATAATTATCTAAAGATAACTTGGGATCTACTAAAACTTTTCCTTTACAATTTTTTATTAATTTTTGTGGATTTTTAATAGTACCTTTATTATAATCGGATAAAACTAATATTCCGTTTTTTTGAATATTCCATTTTTCCAAAATAGAATCTTCTAGTTTGGTATCTTGTATATATTCTTCATCATCAAGCCTAGACATATATCTGCCATTAGATATAACTCTAGTCTTAAGTGGAATCTTATCTGTTTTTATAAAATAAAAATTTTGAGAAGGCGGAAACATATAAGAGTTGTTAGTGTCATAATAACATCCTAATTTTGCTTCTGTATATGTTTGCACTATATTATTATAAACATTACCACATCCTCCCCATCGCTTTTCGCGAGAGATTAAATCTACAATGGGAACAGGTGCTTCTGGGGAAATTCGAGTTGTAGTACCATAGATGTACTCATCTATAATCATATCACCTGTTACATAAATCATTATATAAATACCTATTTCAATGGAGTTGTTATGGCGTTACGTGATCTCGTTAAAGACGTACATACTGAAGCAGAAGAAAGCCCGTTTGCAAAGCTGCTCATGTCAGGTGCTATATCTAAGCATCAGTACGCTAACTATTTATATCAGCAAGAAATGATATATTTTAGGTTAGAACAAAGGGCAGATAAACTTGGCATATTAGACGATATACCTGATATTAAAAGACATCATAAAATTGTAGAAGACTTTCATTCGTTAGAAGTAAATGATAGTTTTAAACTATATCCCGTTGTAAAAGAATATTGCGATTATGTAGAAGGCATTGATGAATACCAATGCTGGGCACATATGTACGTTCGGCACTTTGGAGATATGTATGGAGGCAATATGATTTCGAAACGTATTCCCTTTGGTTCGCATAACATGTATAAATTTGAAGATAAAAAAGGCCTTATAGAATATGTTAGATCTAAGCTAGATGATGATATGTACAAAGAAGCACAAAGCGTTTTTAAATATGCAACAGCGCTGTTTAAGGAGCTAGAAAAAGAATATGATCTTTGAAAAACTTATAGATGCAAGTGAAAGAATGCGAGCAATAGTTGAAAACCTCGCTACTACGAAACACACTCACAATTTCCCCTGGCCTGCAGATACGTATTTGTCTCCTGACATTTGGCGAAGAGCCGATTTAGATATTATCGATGCACGAGAAGATCGTAAACTTTGGATGATGCATTTGTGTGTATATCCTCATATAAATGATCCTGCTCCAATATTTGGATTTGATGTTATTGCAGGACCAAATAAAGTCACTGGGGCCTTTCACGACTTTAGTCCTATAGATCCTAATAGCCATATATTAGCACAATTCAAAGAGAATGTACACAGTTTTATTCCATCAAAGAAAAGAGAACTACCTGACTGGGCTAAAGCAATTTTTAGTGGATCAATGGTTTCAGCCGGAAACGTTAGAGATCCTGACGAACTACAAGAGCTGTTAGATCTTGCGGTTAATAACTTAGACTACTTCATCCATAATATAGGTCTTAGCACTGACAACGACTATACCGATAAACATAACTGGTATGCAATAAACCAAAAGAAAAACCCACACACTCCGAGAGTCATGGAGAGCATGGGCGTAGATCCTGGTGTCGTTAGGAAATATATAGACGAGTGTTTATTTCCTGAAATTACTTAAGATTCTTTTCAAATTCTGAAAGTGATTTAAATATTCGTGTTTTCTTTTTTATCTTTTGATTAGCAAAACTATTAAGTTTCTTAATAGTTTCTTCTGTTGGATTAATTAGAGCGAACCTAGATCCTACTTTGAATGCAGCTTTTGCATCTGCAATAGTATGTCCCACATACCATCCGTTTTTAAATTTTAAATGAGGATGTTCATCTTCGCAGCGCTTAAACATACCAGCGCTGGGCTTTACATATGGATCTGCCTTTTCTGTTCCAACTGAATAAAATATTCCCTCAATAGAAAATATTCCTGCTTGGCCAAAATCTTCCATCATTTTTAAATTAGCAGCATTTACTTCAGACTCAAGTCTACCTTTTTCATCCATGATTAAAACGACTTTATATCCTTTTAATCTTAGGCTTCGTATAGACTCAAGAGCTCCTGGCAAATACGAGTAATCGTTATCAGTAAATACATTTTTTCTTTCTAATCCAATAGTTGTTTTTGGAAAACTCTTCGGCCAATCTTGTTGTATATTCTGATTCTGATTTACTTTATTAGGATCAAAATCTGGCACTTCCATTGATGCTAAATCAACCATTATTTAAATACGCTAATACTGCGCCCTCTGCTGAACCACTATCGCTTGGATTTGGTGGTATGTATATATTATCAAATATTTTGCTTGCAATGTTTGGTACAGATTTGTTAAATGCGACTCCACCGCTTAACACAATATTGCGGCTATCTGTAATTTCTTTTGCATGAATTAAAACTTTAGTTACTAAACTCTCAAAAATTGTACGCGTGGCGCTGGCTATTTCTTTTTTACCGCTATCCCACCACATTTGTCTAGCTCCACGGTGAAAGTTTACTCTAAATTTAGGTAGTGGATCCCATTGTTTTATTATATCATTTTCCATTTGCGTTACTAATTGTGAAAATGGTGTATATGATCTGGACAGTTGTTCAAACGCAGCTTCATCTTGTTGCGGCTTTAATCCGATGCGATCTGTCATAGCTGAATAGAATAGTCCGATGCTATGAGGATATTTAGTTGACTTTATTTTTTTAAGTTTGCCATTTCTGGCTTTCCATATAGATGTACAATCAAATTCTCCAATACTATCAAGAACCACAATAGTGGCATCTTTAAATCCACTATTGTAAAAAGCTGCAGCATGAGATTCATGATGGCCTACGTATTTCCATTTACAGTTTATATTAAGATCTCGTAAATATCTTTTAATGTTATTTCTTTTAAAAGGATGTTTTTGTCCTGCTATAAATTGTCTAATAGATTTAAGATATGGATTTTCATACCAGATAACTAAATCAGGTTTGCCGTTTTTCTTGGCTTCATCTATACATTCTGGCGTGTGTCGAGAGCCTTTACCTGAAATAGTATTTACAAGTTTAAATCTATTTCCTAAGTTATTGTCTTTAAAAATAGCTACAGACCAATCATGACCGTTCTTTGACATACCCCATATTATCATTTTTGACTATTGCCTTTGGCAACCCTATAATTATCTTCTACTGAATCTGGAGTAGAAACTTCTATAATAGTTCCTTTTTTAACGCAGATTACTTGGTGTGGTGTTAAAGGTTTTATTCTTACCGAATCTCCTGGATTTAACCTTTGTTTTTTAACGTCTGCACTTTCTGTTTCAATAGTAAGTAAATCAAAGACTCCTTCAAGAACAAAAAATGTTTCGTCCTTTAGCGCATGAAAATGCATTGAAAACCTTGCAGCTTCATTAAATACTAATAATTTCCCTGTGTACTTATCGTTAGTAGCAAAGATATTTTCATGGCCCCAGCCTTTTTCGACAAAGCCTTCAAGTTGCGTCATTACGAATCCTTTCAATAAATTTAGTAGTAGAATACCCTATTGTATATGGTATAATTTTAACTCTAGCTAAATCGTTACCAACAACATTATCTGGAACATAATCACCGCCTTTTGTAATTATATCCGGTCTTATATATTTAATTAACTCATAAGGAGTTGGCTCATCAAAAATATAAACTCGATCGACAAATCTTAAACATTCTAATGCAAGTTTTCTGTCTTCTTCTTTATTTATTGGCCTATCTGAACCCTTTAGTTTGCGTATACTGCTGTCGGAGTTAATGCCTACAATAAGTCTTTCTCCCCAAAAGGCAGATTCTTTTAGATATTCTAAATGGCCTCGATGCAATATATCAAAGCATCCGTTTGTAAATACTGTTTTCATGATATTATTATAACACATTTCCTAGTGATTGTAAACGTATAAATAGATAAAAGTTTTTGAAAAAGGAACGAACATGGCGGCACCCACATCAAGGCAAGGATTAATCGACTATTGTCTTCGTAGACTCGGTGATCCTGTGATAGAGATAAATGTAGACGACGATCAGCTTGAAGAAAGAATCGATGATGCTTTACAGCTATACCAAGAATTTCACTCTGATGCAACCGTAAAGACTTATCTAAAGCATCTGGTTACTGCAGATGATGTAGCTAATGAATACATTCCTATTTCTTCTGATATTATATATGTATCACGGCTCTTACCGACTAATTCTGCGTTTGGTTCATCTAGAAACTTCTTTGACATTAAATATCAAATGATGCTTAATGATATTGCTGATATGCAAAACTTTGCAGGAGATCTGGCTTATTACGAGCAATTACAACAATATCTATCGTTGTTAGATTCTAAATTAAACGGACATCCTCAAGTAGAATTTGCACGTAGACAAGATAGACTATATATTCATGGTGCTTTTGCAGACAAAGAAATCAAGGCTGGAGAATATATCATTGCCGAAATATATCAAATTGTAGATCCGGAGACGTACACGAGCGTCTATGATGATATGTGGCTTAAAGACTATTCTACTCAATTGATAAAACAACAATGGGGTGCAAACTTAATTAAATTTGAAGGAATGGTTCTTCCAGGAGGAGTTCAGCTAAATGGTCGTCAACTTTTTGATGATGCTATAGCAGAATTAGATAGACTTAGAGAACGCATTCGCTTAGAACATGAACTTCCCCCTAACTTTTTTGTAGGTTAATATGGCAAGAAATATCTATTTTTCAGAATCTGTAAGATCTGAACAAAAGCTCTACGAGAATATAATCATAGAATCTTTAAAGATGTATGGTCAAGATCTGTATTATCTTCCTAGAACTATTGTTAATGAGAATAGAATACTTGGCGAAGATGTATCTTCTAAATTTAGTAACTCGTATAAAATTGAAATGTACATAGAAAACACGGATGGATTTGATGGCGAAGGAGACTTATTCACTAAGTTCGGAGTTGAAATACGCGATGAAGCAACTTTCATTGTGTCTAAACGACGTTGGAATACTACGGTTGGTAAGGTTGATAACCAAATAGACGGTGAACGGCCAAGGGAAGGAGATATTATATTCTTACCTATGTCTAAATCTATGTTTGAAGTTATGCATGTAGAGCATGAACAGCCCTTTTATCAACTGGCAAATCTTCCAACATTTAAGATGCGTTGTCAATTATTTGAATATAGTGGTGAAGATCTTGATACAGATTTATCTACGATAGATACTATAGAGCAAACTAATGCATACGAGTTTGACATGGTATTAAGCGGAGTTGCAGGTACGTTTAGCATAGGTGAACGAGTGACACAAACTCTTACCGACGGAACAATACTTGGGGCTGAAGTATCTAAATGGGTATCCAGTACTAATTCACTTTCTGTTATACACTTAGGTGGAAGTGATGGTAAATTTCATCTACCTTCAACAGCTAAGATAATTACTGGCGCAGAATCAAATGCTACAGGAACAGTTACATCGTTTACAGAAGATAATCAGTTACACGGTAATGAGCAAAATGATGATTTTGGCAATCTAGACTTTATTGACTTTAGCGAAACAAATCCATTTGGGGATCCTAATTAATGTTTGGTAATTATTTTTATCATCAACGAATACGTAAAGCCGTTGCAACTTTTGGTGCAATGTTTAATGATGTATACGTTTTGCGTAAAGATTCTAGTGGTGGTATAATTAACACACAGAAGGTTCCGCTATCGTATGGACCACGCGCTAAATTTCTCGATAGAATCAGAGAAGTGCCAGATTTACAAGAAGCTAGAGTAGCAATAAAGCTACCACGTATGTCGTTTGAAATAATGAATATATCGTACGATCCTGCAAGGCAGCTGCCAAAAAATAATATTACTGCTAGACCTAATGTTGCTGGAACCGTCTTATCTAGAAATAAAATTGAAGTAGGTGTTCCGTATATTATCAGCTTTCAGTTAAGCGTTTTTGCGAAAATGCAAGATGATGCGTTACAAGTGGTTGAGCAGGTTATACCATACTTTAATCCTCAATACACATTATCGATACAACCGTTCGAAGACATTGAAACTATTAAAGAAGACGTCCCTATTATTTTGACTGGCGTCACAATGAATGACGATTATGAAGGAGAAGTTGCTTCTAGGAGAACTATAGTATATACTATGGACTTTGACATGCATGTTAATTTCCATGGTCCAGTCTCTAGTTCAGGTATTATTCGTACTGCTATTACAGATATTCTTGATATT